TAAGCTGTGCCTTTCGGCATGTATATACATCACTCTGAAAGCCTTATTTATCAAGCAATTTCCGACATTTTCTGAGGTAGAAAATCGCCGATGAATCCGGGCAGAAATTGTGTATTATACACCCGCCGTCGGAGAGGTCTCGACTTCCTTTGCCAGAGCGGAATAGAGGAGCTTTTCACCGTTTCTTATTACATACACATTCTCCTCATCACCGGTATCCTCCACGTAACGACGAAGGATGACAGAGGCGTATTTCGGATCGAGCTCCATCATGTAGCAGATACGGTTTAACTGCTCACAGGCCATCAGTGTGGAACCGGAGCCGCCGAAGGTATCAATAACTACAGAATTCTCCTGAGAGGAGTTCTGGATGGGATAGCCCAGAAGATCGAGCGGCTTGCTGGTCGGGTGATCCTTATTGCGCTTTGGCTTATCGTAGTTCCAGATGGTGGTCTGCTTGCGGTCGGAATACCACGGGTGCTTGCCGTTTTGCAAAAAGCCGTAGAGCACAGGCTCATGTTGCCATTGATAATCGGAGCGACCGAGCACGAGGCTGTTCTTTACCCAGATACACACACCGGCGAGGTGGAAGCCTGCGTCGATGAATGCCTTTCGGAACGTGAGCCCTTCGGTATCCGCATGGAAGCAGTAAGCGGCTCCGCCTTTTTCGAGGTGGTCAGCCATGTTCTTAAAAGCTGCCAGCAGGAACTTGTAAAATTCTTCGCCCTTGAGAGAGTCGTTCTGGATCGTAAGGCCGTCCGAGGCTTTGAAAGATACGCCGTAGGGCGGATCGGTCAGGACGAGGTTTGCTTTCTTGCCGCCCATGAGCTTTTCCACATCTTCCGGCGAGGTGGCGTCGCCACACATAACACGATGCCTGCCGACTGTCCAGATGTCGCCGGGCTCCACGAAAGAAGCCTTCTCAAGGGCAGCGGTGAGGTCAAAGTTATCATCGGCGATGTCCTTTTCATTCCCGGTGCCGAGCAGCTTATCCAGCTCACCGGCGTCAAAACCGAGGAGAGATAGGTCAAAGGACTGATCCTGCAGGTCAGATAATTCGACCGACAGCATTTCCTCATCCCAGCCTGCGTTGAGCGCCAGCTGATTGTCCGCAAGGATATACGCACGCTTTTGTGCTTCCGTCAGGTTCTCGGCAAAGACGCAGGGCACGGTTTCATATCCTTCCTCGCGGGCAGCCGTAATGCGACCGTGGCCGACGAGGATGTTATAATCTGCATCAATGACCGCAGGACTCACAAAGCCGAACTCCCTGAGAGAAGCGCGGAGCTGTGCGATCTGTTCTTTGCTATGTGTTCGGGCATTCCGGGCATAGGGCACCAGCTTATCAATAGGTACCTGTTCCAATTTCTGTGTGTTCATTTACATATTCCTCCTGCTTCGAAGCAGCTGCTCCATCACGCTGTCCTGCGGGCTGCCCTCAAAAGGCTCGGTGCAGTTTTGCTTCACAATGTCGTAAATTTCATACCAGAGCAGGTTGGCCTGCTTCTGAAAGTTCATCAAAAGTTGTGTGAAAGGGCTTGCAATGGCAGCACCGGTCGTCGGGTGTTTTCCGAGCATGCCGTATTTGCTGACAGCTTCGGAGCACTGGATATACCGGGCAAAGGCCTCAGAGTAGCTTTCGAGCAGGCGCTTGTTTACCAGCCTCTCGCAGCCGCGCTCCTTGAGCCACAGCCATGTTTCCTTATAGATTTCATCTGCGCCGAGGGGTTTACCGTCCTTCTGAAGAGCAGAGAGGTAATCATCTGGGCTTGGCATATCCATGCCTTCCAGCTCCACGCCGTCACCGATGTCGTCAACATCGAAGTCGGTCATGTCGTCAGTGAAGTCCGGCAGCTCCATACGCTTTGCAGGTGCGCCTTTCATAATTTTGTCGGCGAGGGCGTCCGGCTTGGAGCCAGCTTTGACACGCCGCCCGCCGCGATAGGTTCCGTCTTTCGCCATGTCGATCACTTCCATTTCTGTGGTGCAGGGTTTAATACCCTGTTTGAATTGCAATTTTTGCGTAAAAGACTCCGCGCCGTTTTCCGGGGAAAAGGGTCGTAGAGATTTTGACCGCCCTACCGGTCGCCGCGCTCGCGGTGAATCTTCTCGTGACACGAACGACAAAGACTCATAAGGTTGGACTCGTCATTCGATCCTCCCTCAGCAAGCGGCACGATGTGGTGGACTTCCTCGACCGCGACGTAACGTCCTTCCTTTAAGCACTGCTCACAAAGCGGGTGCTTATGAACGTAGCGGTCACGAATTCGTTTCCATGCTCTGCCGTAGCGTTTGCCGGGAGAGTAGCCACGCTGGAACTTCTCGTAGTGCTGTTCCATGACCTTGGCGTGCTCCTCACAATAAACACCGTCCGTTAGGTGTGGGCAGCCGGGATAGCGGCACGGTCGTTGTGGTTTTCTTGGCATAAGCCGTGCCTCCTTTCAGGGCATAAAGAAAGCCCTGCAGGGTGTTCCCGCAAGGCTCGTGTGCTGCGTGTGCAGCTGTTCTTTATTCTGTTTTGCTGATTATATACTATCATAAAGGACGGGTGGACATCTTAGGACAAAGCAGGACATTTCGGGCGCATTTCAAATGATAATCGGATCATCCGGAAGCGTCACATGAAGGAGTGCCTTGCCATGCCAGCGGCGAATGGTACGGGCATCTGCACAGAGCTCCATCCCGATTTGCTCCCATGTATAGTTATGGATGTACCGGTACTTGAGTACCATGCGCTCGTCGGTATCAGGAACTGCCTCAATGACCTCCCGTATCTGTTTCTTGAGGTCTGATAGCATTTCCAGCTCACCGGCGATTTTCTTTTCCAGTGTCCACAGTTTCTCAAGCGTCCGGACAAAGGGAGCTTCCGTATTTCGTGATGTCTGCACGCGGTCTTTATCATATTGGATGTTGAGTGGCGCATTATTATATAGCGGTATTTGCACGGTCAGCTGAGAAGAAAGTTGCACGATGTGTTAGAGCTCCTGACGCAACGAAAGGCCTCCGAAGAGGCCAGTCCTTGAATACAATCGTAACCTGCCCTAGAAGGGTGCAGGATCTCCATAAACATCAATCATGCAGTTCTCGTAACAGTACTCCAGGTCCTCCTTGAACACAGCCTGCCTTCTCATTATGTCGTTGGCTTTTTCACAGATGCTGCGGTGCGTTGCTTCGTCATCCACTCGGCTTCTGTACAGATTGATGACATGCAGGTAATAACTTTCGGTGAATTCGTCGTGGTGCACAACGAGCGGCACCGGCCTCTCTTTCTTGATTTGCGTATTTGAATCCATGGTCGTTATCCCTACTCCTCTCATTCCCACCAGTTTCTGGTCACTTTCCTGATCACCTCCGCCGAGATGGTCTGCAGGCCCTGTTCCATGCCGTGCTGCAATGCCAACAGACATACGGAATTGATGTTCCTGGGGATACCCGCCGACACCTGGCTGACGGCTATCAGCGCAGGCTTGTCGAATATCTCGGAGCTGCGGCCGCCGATGGTCTTCAGGTGGTGCTCGATGTATCCGAAGCACTCATCCTGGGTGAGGCTCCGAAGGTTGTATCCGTCGAGGATCCTACTCATCAGGGGGCGTGCCTGCGGGTTGCGCAACTTCTCGAACAGGCCTTCCTGCCCGCACATGACGATCGGTATCACATTTGCCTTGGCGAGGTTCTGCTGGCTTATGAGGTGGAGCTGGGCATAGAAATCACCGGTGAAGTGATGGCACTCATCGATGACCAGGACGGGCCGCTTGCCGTCGTTGTAGATGAGGTCCAGCGCCTCATGGATCTGCCTGAGCATGGTGGATGGCTGGTTGGTCCTGGTGAAAAGCCCCAGCGATGCCATGAGCTGCCTGAGCACCTCGACGAAGCTCCACTGCCCACCCACCAGGTCGATGACCTGGTAGCTCTTGGCAGGCAGCTGGGAGAGTACGTAACGCAACGTCGTCGACTTTCCCGCCCCCACATCACCGATGAGGGTGAAGTACATGCTGTTCTGGATGGCGAACTGTATCCTCTTGCTTATCTCCACCATCGAGGAGAGCAGGTACATCTGCTCAGGTCTCAGTTCCGGAGAGAAGGGTATCTGCTTGAACCCGTAGAAGGTGCGGATGTCTGTGTTCACGGCTGCACCCCCTGCATCCTGTGCGCCCGTGAGTTGGCCTGGTAGTCCACAGGCTTGAGCATTCCGATGCTCATACCCTCATAAAAAGTAGGATGTCTGTAGTTGGAAAGTAGTAGGTGCTATCCTGTCTTCGACGGAGGACGGGAACCGGTGATTGTGTAATGGAGTTTTGGGATGGATTCCGAGCAATCGGATATACCTCAATAAAA